CGACAGACACGGCACCTAGGCCGCTGCCGAGACTCAATCACACCACAGTTTCCTCCCCTCGGGTGTGTGCAAAGCACTACGTAACAAGTAATACGCTTTGCGGTCGAAAACCTCACTAGGGCGAAACGGGCTCCTAGTACCTAAGGCGGCCTTCAGGCGGGCTATCACATCAGCCAATCGACGTTCATGGTGCTCACAGGGGCACGGGACTCCACACACACAAGAGCCACGTGGTTTGTCACAATAAGAGCACATGAGAAGGCGAGTGGCAATCCTAACCAGTGCGTCCGGAGACGCAACTTGCCACTCCCACTGGTCCATATCCTGCACGGAATGACCCCTACACGTCCCAGGAAACTGCCCGCACAAGTAACACTTTACTTCTTGTGCGCTTGCACCGGGGACGTACGCTGGACTATACTTCATTCGCTCGAGATATTCTTGGTATTCCCCTAAAACACGGGGAGCGCGACTTGTAACCTCGACGGTGTCACAGTCCAATGCCAGGGCACTATCCGTCAAATAGGCCTGGTGGACACTTGAGGCCATTAATGGCCGCGTGGTCCCCCTCCGGAGGCCACGCCTTTCTTTGTTTTGGTTTTATTTTTCTGTGACACTTTTCCTTGCTGAACCTTACCTAGGTGAGACAACTGCCTTTCAATCCTGGTCTGCTTGACGGGGTTCATTCTCCTGCTCAGGTCATCTGCGATCCTACCGCTGGCCTGAGATCCAGAGTAGAGCCTATCGTCGTTTTTTTGCCCACGCACGACGTTGCTGGACGCTTTTGCAATAGCGCCAGTAGCCATCCCAATTGGAACAGTCAGGCCTCCAGTCCAAGGAGCCATGGCTGCTGAAACTGGGCCAGCTAGGTCGCCAACTATGTCAGCGATACCAGCAAACCAGTCCCCAAAATCGTTGTCATTTGCGATGACAGCAACAGGGACATGGGTTAAGGCCTTGCTATATAATTCAAGAGTCTTCGGGTCGAAAGGAGCTGAAGGGGTTGCCAGCACGACCAGATCATTCTGCCATGGAAGAGGTGCAGTTTCCACGTAGATCTTAAACTTAATGCGGAAGGTACTCAAAGCATTGAGACCTGTCATGAAGACTCCCGAAGTGTTGAAAGGGAAGGACATTGTCCTCTTCTCTTCAATTACCGACACTGCGGGCGGCACGTTATTACTAGAGCCACAGTTTGTGAGCTCACCGTAGGCAGTCTTACCACTGCCGTTAACGATGGCCCGTGACTTCGCTGTGGCGATACGCATGGGATTCTGGGTGGAACTCTGGGTGCAGACAACGTACGCACCCTGGCTTGCTTGCCACTGCCTCGTGCCGCAGAGGGAGAGAGCTTGAGCTACCGTGGCGGGAGGCGTGTGCGCGACACTGGGGGCCACCTTGCCAACAAACGCAGCGTTGGACAACACGTAGGACCCCTCAGCCTGCATCTGCGGCATGCGATATGCCGTGAGCGCTCCCTGCTTGTAGACGTCTGCCGTTGTGTCAATGACTTCGAAACCGCATGAGATCACGCGGGTCATGGAGCCATCGAAGATGGAAGAGCTCACCGGGATTCGGAGAGCCGTACGCGTGGCTGCATTAGCCTCAGCGTCACTAGTCGGAAACAGATTGACACCTGCGTCGTTGATCTCGACGTTCAGGATGCCTCTCTGTGACGAATGGCCAGCTGCACCAATTACCATATAGGTGCCATCAGCATTGGTCAAGAAGGACGCACCGTCGTGATAACCGTTTGCCCCAGTGAAGGGCAGGGTGAACACATGGGCATCCCACGTTGCAGTGGTGATGTTTGCCGGCTTTGCGATGTCCAGAGCGTACTGGTAGCATGACACGATGGTCTTGCTTGTGTCCGCATCTGGGTAACCAGCAACCTGGTGGTCCAGGTCGTGGAATGGGTCTAACGATAGCGTCAACCAGTCCCGACCCTCGGAGCTGATGAGCTTGCGGTTCGCAACTCTATCGAGTATGCGTTCGGCTTTTGATACTTTCTTCATGTTTAATCTGGACGCCATTACACGAAGGCAAAAATGGGACTGTTCATTGACCAACCACAAGTTGTGGGCTCCGTGCAGTCTCTTGGCATTCTGTTTAGCACAGCCAACTGCATTAAAGCAATATTCTGTTTTGGGCCACGCAGGATTGCATACTTCCTGCGCGTTGGTCAACCCATTGGCCGATTTTTGGGGCTCGGCCCTAGCCCCGTTGCACTTCATAATCCTGACCGTGGGGACACATTGTTGTAGTAATAGTCTTGATAGACATTGTCACTACCAAACAGAAAGTCAACCCACGGCGCTGAAATCTTGTGCAATCCACATTCTTGCAAATAGTCTTCCGCTTCTAACTGGATGAAAATGGGCACCTCGTAGGCTCGCTCAAAAGCAAACCTTGCACTTTGCGAGATGCCTTTGGCATGCTCCATCATTGCCCAATTCATATTCTCTTCTGCTTCAGTCTCGCGAATGCGATCATACCACCCTTCTGAATAGCGGGGGTTAACACTCGATGTTAGATCCAGAACTCGCCGAGCAAGCACACTGAGAATGGGGCACCTGGGATGCTCATACAATAGGGACATTGCTTTTGCCCTCAGCAATCCAGCTCTGACTTTGGAACCACCAAACATCATCGGTGAGTGACTCCAACCGAAGTTGAGTAAAACTTTCCGAGGATCCGTCATAGTGCAGCCATCGTCCGACATCATTAGTCCACAGAACGAGGCTTCATACACCGACGGGGCCGTTTCCACCTTTATGGTAAAGCCGCAGTCTTCGTAAAACTGCTCGTCAAAACCATTGGGGTGGTACATTAGTCCATCGTCACCTTCAACTACAATACGCAGGTCGCGGGGATCCCCGCGGCACGCTGCCATGGCAATGCACAAGTTTGAAAAACCATTACCAAGTGATGTCACCATCTCACCAGACATTCTCTTGCACTCTACAAAGACGGTGAACCACTTGAACTCGCACACATTCCAGCCACGCAGTGCACTGCAGAGCAATTCTGCTGCGTAAGGGAAATTCGACAAAAGATGCCGATACAACCTGAACTCACAGTGCTCCATGAATTCAGGGCCAAAACCACTCTCAAACGACGTGAAGTCGGTCATCTTAAAAGGGCCCGGGCACGACTCGAAGATGTTGTTGAGGAGGTAGTCCGGGCGATCGCGCACCGGCACATGCTTAATAAATTC